TGGTACAACTATTTCTACGGCAAAAAAGATGCCCGAGAAATGATTGTAAACTACTTGGAAACACATGACCGCCGGGCAGATGTGCGCCTGCTCAAAGGCATTCCAGATTCGGCCATCCGATTGACCACAGGTTGGTTGTGCCGCATGAGCATGGTGGGCCTGGAACTGCATGACACAGAACAACTCAAATTAGAAAATCAATTGAGAGAAATACTGGACAGCAAACAAAACACCGTAGAAGAAACGCCGGAAGAACCAGCAGTGCCCAAGATCACCATTCAAGATCGTCTGCGTGAAAAAGCCAACGAATGCGACGGCGAGCTAGAGGGCTTGTTTGATGATTTCTTGTTGAGTGGTGCCAAGATGACTGCAGACTTCAAGCCTGTGGTGATCATGCGTGGCATGAACATAGCACCACAAATGGTCAGTCAGATTTTGGACAACTGGAAACGCAAACTGTCAGAGTTTGAGCGTGTGGTCGAAGGCAAAGATGCACAACTGGTTGAGGGCTACAGTCATCTCTCCAAGATTCAAATGCGCAACGTGATCAAGTTCTGCGAAGCAGTGATCAACGACTGTGGTGCGTATGTGCAGATCAAGAAGGTAGAACGCAAGCCACGCAAGGTTCGAGCAGTGCCACCTGAGAAACGTGCAGCCAAGTTCAAGATCCTGGCAGAGTTTGCAGAACTCAAACTGAAATCATTGCCGGCTGCAAGCCTTGTGGACAAGAGTGAGGCCTGGTTGTATGACACAAAAAAACGCAAACTGATCCACTTGGTGGCCGATGAGTATGCCAAGGCATTCACTGTCAAAAGCAACTCAATCATTGGGTTCTCAACTGTGGACACAGTACAAAAGACTGTGCGCAAACCAGTAGATGTTGTGAAAGCAATGCAAGCCGCAGGCAAGCCAGCGGCACGTAAGCTCTTCAAAGATCTTACAACCACAGAAACAGCATGGAATGCCCGTGGCACAGAGAATTTAGTCATCCTTAAGAGCTGGTAAATATTGGCCTTAACTGGCCCAACATGTATAAAATAGTAGATGACAACCCCGCTGACCCACGCAAACTTATCTCTAACACTGAGTTCTATATCACCAATGTTTGTAATTTAAATTGCTTTAATTGTAATCGCTTTAACAATTTTGATTTCAAAGGATATCAAAAATGGAGCGATTACAAAGAAATTTATACACAATGGGCTCAGCATGTGAAGTTACAACGAGTTACCATACTGGGCGGGGAACCATTGCTCAATCCCACAATCTTGGATTGGATTGACGGTATCAATAGTCTATGGAATATATCTGTACAGATCTTAACCAACGGCACTCGCTTGAACAAAATCCCCGGCTTGTATGACCGCCTGGTCAAGCCAGTTGATCCTAACAAACCAGGAATTAAAAATTGGATAGGCGTGAGCTTGCACAATCAGAATGATCGTGATCGATGTTTTGAAGAAGTAAAAAGTTTTTTGCACGGAGACGTGAGATATGTCCACCACACAGATCCACTCAATGTTGACAATGCAATGACCTTTGGTGCGTCACATGCGTTTGTTGACAGCAATGATGTTAGAATACCCATATGGGAATATGACAGTTTTTATAGAGCCGCAGTGCATTTGAACGACCATGGAAAATTCACGTTGTACAATAGTGACCCAGATAAGTCGCATAGTGGTTGTGGGTTTGCAATGTATAAATGTTATCACTTTATACGAGGAGCATTGTATAAATGCGGACCGGTAGCATTGTTTCCAGAGTTTGATGCTCAACATCATTTAGACATCACAGATCAAGATCGAGATTTAATAAAAAGTTATGCTCCGTTGCAGGTAGACCAGTTTGCTGACCGCGGATTACAATTTCTAAGTGAGATTGACCAAGTGATTCCTCAATGTAAGTTTTGTCCTGAGTTTTCTCGTGATGGAGAAAACTCAGTGATATTTGCCACACTAAAAAAGACTGGTGCCACTAGCGGATTTGAATAATGACAAAAGTGTTGTTAACATTAGGGGACAGTTGGCCCCAAGGTGTAGAATTACAATCCACTGATCAGTGCTACGGAGAAATACTACAACATCTTTTAAAATTTGATGAATTTTACAATTACGGACAAGGTGGTTCCAGCAACGAACACATGATTCTACAGTTGCAAAATTATTTTAAAAATCATCATCGAACAGATCATCAAGTCACTGCTGTGTTTTTTTTAACCAACCCACATCGCACAGCTTACTTTCCGTCTGACGCAGGTTTCAATGTTCATGGACATCACCGACAAAACTGGAACCAAGAAGCCCGAGAAGTTTTTATGAAAAATTGGCTGCATTTTTATTCTGACGAAAATGCAGTCATGAGAAGTAGCCTTGCTGTCACTGCACTGCAACAGTGGTGCAAGTTGCACAATATTGATGACTATTACTTTTCTGGTTGGATAAAATATACACATTGGTTGCCAATGGTCAACACTGACAAAATATGGGCAAAAGGTCTGGAAACCGCCGCAGACTGGTTTGGTGCAGCAGATCACAATGGCGAACATTTGACAAATGTTGACAACAACCAGTACATCCGCCCTAATTTTGCACACCCAAACCAACTTGGGCATCAATTGATTGCAGATAAATTACAGCTATGGATGCAAGCATGATTGATCGCCCTGTGTTTAACAAAATTGAAGTTTACATTACCAATGTGTGTAATTTAACTTGTGATCAGTGTAATCGCTTCAACAATTTTGATTTCAAAGGTTGGCAGCGGTGGAGTGATCATGCTGACCAATACAAGCAGTGGGCAAAACTAATTGACCTAAAAGCCATCACCATCATGGGCGGAGAACCTTTGCTGAATCCCACAATTGTAGAATGGATACATGGTCTCAATGACGCTTTTGGAATTGACGTACAAATCTTAACCAACGGCACGCGATTGAACAAGGTACCAGGTTTGTATGAAGCCATTGCCAAGGCCACTCCTCGCAATGGTGTCAGAAATACAATTGCAGTAAGTTTACACAACTTAGCTGATTTGCAACAGCTACAAGCAGACATACACGATTTTTTAGATGGGGCTGTGCAACAAATTGATCAAAAGCAAAATTTGTGGAACAGCGATTATCAATATTCAGACCGTAACGGTGTGATTTTAAATGTATACAATCAAAATCAATTTGAATCATCAACAGTTCAAGTTGACCAAAAAGGTCGATATGTATTGTTCGACAACAATCCTGATCAGGCACATGACGCATGCACTTTTGTAAAATTCAAAAGCTATCATTTTATACGTGGCCAACTGTACAAATGCGGTCCTGCGGCACTGTTGCCGGAGTTTGATCAACAGCACCCATTTGATCTCTCTCAGGCAGATCATGAAATATTGCACGGGTATCGACCATTGACTGTGACCAATTTTGCTGAATACAGTGAAGAATTTTTGGCAAACCTAGACAACCCCATATCACAGTGTAAATTTTGCCCTACAAAAAAAGATTTTCGCTCAATATTTCCCATACGCAAAGGCACGGCCAAGCTATAAATACAAGACTCGGAGCTCCCCATGCCAGAACAGCAACAACAATCACTGCCCACACTCAAGCAAAACTTGATTGAATACGTCAAGCTTCAACTGGGCGGCGATATCATTGACCTAGAACTAGATCCTGCACACTACGAAGCGGCCTATCAAAAAACCATTGGCACTTACCGCCAACGAGCCAACAACGCCTACGAAGAAAGCTACAGCTTTATGCAGCTGGTAGCAGATGTCAACATCTATGAACTGCCGCAAGAAGTAATTTCAGTGCGTCAAATTTTCCGCAGAACATTTGGTGACAGTTCAGGACCGTTTGCATCAAACTTTGATCCGTTTGCACAGGCGTCAATCAACGTGTACTTGATGAACTTCAACGTGGCAGGTGGTCTGGCCACATACGACTTTTACAGTCAGTACATTGAACTGGCTGGACGCATGTTTGGTGCCTACATGAACTACACCTGGAATCCTGTGACAAAAAAACTGCAACTGATTCGTGATCCCAAAGGGTCAGGCGAAACTGTGTTGCTGTGGACCTATAACTTGAAACCTGAATTCAATCTCTTGAGTGATTATCAAATAAGTCAATGGATCCGGGATTACATGGTGGCCAACTGTAAAATGATCATTGGCGAAGCACGTGAAAAATTTGGCACCATTGCTGGACCACAAGGTGGTGGCACACTGAATGGCACTGCCATGAAATCGGAGGCGCAGACTCAAATGGATGCTCTACTGGAACAACTCAAAATGTATGTGGACGGTAGCCAGCCTCTTACATTTGTTATTGGCTAAACTGCTCGCACTTCTATCTAAAATTGTGTTATAATCTTAGTATAATACTAGGAGAATCAAATTGGATCTCATGATCGACATTGAAGGGTTGGCAACAGGCCCTGAAGCAACAATCTTAACCATTGCGGCGCAGGCATTTGATCCTCTTGGCTCTGGCTACTACGAACACAAATACTATGCCAGAGTAGATCTTGAAAGCCAAGAAACACGTACTATTGAACAAGGCACCATCAACTGGTGGGCCCTTCAGGGTCCCGCACAGGATGAAGCCTTTGCAGAAGATGGCCGCATACCCTTGGACCAAGCCTTGGACGAACTTCATCGATTGTGTTGGAAGTGCAATTGCATCTGGATGAACGGTCCCACATACGATGCCAACATCCTTGAGCATGCCTACAAGAGTTATCGTAAACCCCTGCCTTGGCAATATTACAAGATTCGTGATGCACGAACGGTATATAGTTTGTACCCAGGGTTGTCTGTCCCTCCTACCAGTCATCATGCGCTGGAAGACTGTCGCAGACAAATTGACATGTTACAGGCCACTCTTAAACATCTAAATGTAAAGGCATTACGGTGACATCTAAAACAATAATAGTTGCTTTTGCTCCAGGTGCAAAAGGGTTTGCCCTAAGCAGATGGTTGTTAAACAACAAACTTGCTTTTGCATTGGCTGACGCAGGCCCACAATTTAAAGAAATTAATCATACACTTTCACCTTGGTACAATGACGTGCTATTTTACTATAATAATTCTAGCCAAGACGTTTATTTAACAATCGACCAGATGTTGTCAAATCCTGATTCGTCGGACAATACAATAAAAGAACTGATTGCAACCAGCAAAAATATACCATTTGAACATAAGTTACCTGGTCTTGTGATGACCCATCATTCCACAGAAATAGGATTACAAAGATTAAAAGAAATTTTAAATGCAACTTTGATTAGGATTACATTTTTAGACGCAGCACAAGCAACAGAAAGTCTTGTTAGAAAAGCACAACTGGATAATATTGTCCTAAACTTTGATCATCAATATGTGCCTTTTTTGAAAAAATTTGACTTTGCAATTAATGTTACGTTAGATCAAGTCAACCAACTTGATCTAGATTTTTTAAAGGAACAATTATTATGATCATTGGGGTGTGTGGGCTAATTGGTGCAGGCAAAGATACCATTGCAGATTATCTAACTAACTTCCATGGTTTCCGACGAGAAAGTTTTGCCAACAGTTTGAAAGACGCTGTTTCAGCTGTTTTTGGCTGGGACAGAACCATGCTGGAAGGCCGCACAACTCAGGCCCGTGAATGGCGTGAACAAGTAGATCCGTGGTGGGCCGAGCGCCTGGGCATACCACATTTTACCCCGCGCTGGATACTGCAAAACTGGGGTACAGAAGTTTGTCGTAAAAGTTTCCACGATGATATCTGGATTGCCAGCTTGGAAAATCGACTGCGGTCCAGTACCGATGACGTTGTCGTCAGCGATTGCAGATTTCCCAATGAAATCAAAGCAATCAAAGCAGCAGCCGGCCGGGTGGTGCGAGTAGTGCGTGGTGCTGAGCCCGAGTGGTACGATGCGGCTGTGAGTTATAATCGCGGGCCCAATGGTAATTCAACCTGGTCCTTGAGTGGACGTAAACTTGAACAGTCGGGAGTACATGCGTCAGAAACTGCCTGGATCGGCACTCAATTTGATATGGTCTTGGACAACAACGGCACACTAGATGACTTGTATCAGCAGGTAAAGAAACTTGTGTCTAGCTAAGAGTCTGGTTCAAGATCGCCCGCCCGCCAAGTGACCTCTGTCCGGGCAATTTCTTCCACACAGTTACGGCAAACTGTACGCAAGTTTCTCACAGTGACGTTGTTGAGATCTCCGTCTATGTGATAAACCAACAACTGACTGGCAAATCTTGCTCGAAACCCGCATCTATCACATGCGGGTTTTTTCTTGTAACCTGTTGACTTCCAGCGTGGTTCTCTAGGTTTGATACCACGCCCTCGACGCTGGCAAGTCTCACATCTACTGCGATAGTGTGTGACATCTTCTCGTATGTAATTTACAGCACAAGGGCGTTGATTGCAGGCTTTACAAATGGGTCT